GCAGCCCATATGGGGCGGCAGGTGTGGTCGCACGCCAACAAGTCGTTGGAGGCCGGTAGGCCGATGTCGTTCCTTGACGCGGCCCGCGATCTAGCGAAGGAGGATGCGGCGTTCGTAGACTATGTGGGGCTGTTGGAGCGTGGCGTGCGTGGCGGGGGGCAGGCTGTAACCGCAGTTGAACTCCAGCAAACCCTCGGCGGTTTGAAGACGTTGGATTTCGTGTTCGGTGTGCCGGGAACGAAAAAGATTCAACGGGTTTCCCTTGCGCCGTGGTCGTCGCAAAACATTCTGTTCAAGGGCGTTCGGGATGTAAACGGCTGGGTTGAGGATTTTATTCGCCTTGGCGTTGGCATGGATACGTTGAAGAACGGTGGTTCTTACGATGATGCTTTGGCTCGGATTGCGAAATCACAGTTTGATTACAGCGAGTTGACGAGGTTTGAGCAGGAGTGGGTGCGACGGTTTGTGCCGTTCTACACTTGGACGCGGAAGAATGTGCCGTACCAGTTGAAGCAGTTGGGTGCTCACCCGTACAAGTACAACCGGTTGATGGCGGCGAAGCGCAACTTGGAGTTGGGAACCAAAGAGGAGGGGGTTGTCCCCGACTACTATTTGGAGCCGTTCGGTATCAGGATGCCGTTCTCTCGGAAGGGGGCGACGGTTTACAGTGTGCCGGATTTGCCGTTTCAGGATTTGTTGCGGTTGGACCCGACCGGCAGGGAGGGTGTGGAGGGGACGGTTCGGAGTTTGCTGTGGCAGGTGACTCCGATTGTGAAAACACCTATTGAGGTTTTGACGAAGAATCAGATGGGTTCGGGGATTCCGTTCCGAGGCGACTATCAGAAGGTTCCGAAGCCGTTGTTGGCGATGAAGTTTCTGATGCCGGTGTTGGGGAGTGTCGGGTTGGCGAAGCGCAGCCCGCTGGATGGTGAGTGGCGGATGCGTGACCACCATATTTACGCGGTTGGGAACATTTTGCCGACGGTCGGCCAGTTGAGGCGGATCTGGCCGAACGAGGACCGGTATCAGAAGCGCCAGTTGACGGCACTTTTTTCCATGTTCGGTGGCATGAATGTCCAGTTCAATACTCCCGATGTACAGTATCGTTGGTTGCAGAGCAAGAGATGGGAAATGATGCGCGACCGTCAAGACCTTGAAAACTTGTTGTATCCGAGGCCGTAGCGGGACAAAACGGGGTATTAGATGATGAAGTATCTTTCGCGTGACGAATGGGGTGCGGCCCCTCCTCCCGCTGGCGGGTTCACGGCGTTGAAGGCTGACCGTGTGAAGGGGGTTGTAATCCACCATTCGGGTGTTGAGCGGGGGCCGAAGGGTTCGGATGCGGTGAAGGCGTTTGAGCGCCATCACCTTGGTCGGGGGTGGGATGGTATTGGTTACAACTGGCTTGTGGATGAAACGGGGACGATCTTTGAAGGACGCGGTTGGGGGGCGCGCGCTGCCGCCACGAAGGGGTGGAACAGCAAGTCGATCTCAGTGTGTTTCACAGGGTATGGCTTTCGGCAGCCTCATGCGAATGTTCTTGAGTCGATCCAGACGATAGTTCGTGAGGCGGAGGGCCGGTTCAGCGCGGGGCTGTGGGTTGAAACGCATCGCCGTAAGGGTTCTACGACTTGTCCGGGTGATTGGTTGGGGGATTGGGTTGAGGGCGGCATGGACGCTCCGAAGGAACCTAGTGCCGTGGATTGGGATGCGATCATCCGTTATTTCGCTGATCTTCGCAAGGAGGTTGATGTTTCTCCGATCAAGCAGGGGGCGAGGGGGTTTCCTGTTCGTTTGGTTCAGTCCCGGTTGAATGGTCGCGGGTTTGATGCCGGGGTGGTGGACGGTATTTATGGTCGCCGGACAAAGGCGGCGGTTAGAAAGTTTCAGGAATCGCAGGGGTTTCTGAAAGTAAACGGGGTGGTAAACGGTAATACGTTTGGCGCTCTTTTCTTACAGTAAGGATAAACATGCCGAAGGGTAAGGGGTACGGCCCCACATTTCAGGATACGTTTGGTTCGCAGGACGAGCAGCCTTATGATTCCACATCGTCTTTCAACATGTGGGACATGTCGCAGAAGGCGAAGAAGGCCGCAGCGTATTTGCGGAACACCAAGTTGGGCAACGCCGCTCACGGCGGTCGCCCGTTCGGAAAGTAGGTTGCTGTGAAGGACGGTTCAACTCCGAAGTTGGTACAGGTGGGTCGTGTTTTGGTGGACCGTGTGGTTCGACCGACGGCGAACCTTGGAACGCTGACTGGTGGCGCGATGTCGCGTATGGCTAACGGGATGCGCGCCAAGTTTGACGAAAACGATTAGTCGTGGCGGGCAAGAAGAAAAGGCCACGGCCCCGGTATTAGATCATGCCTCTGAAAAAGGGCAGAGATCAGAAAACGATTTCTAAAAATATTGGCACTTTGATAGCGGAGGGTTATCCTCGGGATCAGGCTGCCGCGATAGCGCATGACCATGCGCGTAGGTCTAACAAGGGGAAGAAGAAGTGAGAGACATGTTTGAGAGGGCTGCGTGGACGCTGGCCCAATCGTTTCTAGCGGTATTCGTGGTGTCCGACTTGGCTTCGGCTAGGGCGGCTTTGGTGGCTGGTCTTGCTGCCGCGCTTAGCGTCATCAAAACATACGCTAAGGATCGTGTTGCGGGGTAACCGTGGACGAGGGGTTGGACGTTGAGCAACAGTGGGAGAGTTTCCTAACAAATGAGGGATGGAAAATCTCTAAGGAAATTTACTCCAACTTGGAGGCCACGGCCAACCTGTTAGACACGGATGATGGCACGCACGCCAAGTGGTCCCCGAATGGGGTGCTGGGGTTGCTGCTAGTGTTTGACCCGGATGAGGCCGACTGCCTTTTGGGGGCGTATTTTGCTGGGATGGAGGGCAGCGATTTGGGGCAAACGTCGTTCGGGCATTGGGTGTCCGGGCTTATGGGAATGTTAGACGCTTGTCTCGCTGATCCTCCCCCCGAGGGGTAGGGTGAACGTGTCGAAGTCCAGCATGATGCCGATGATGGCGTAACCCGTCAGGTCTTTGAACGTGTCATCCAGCGGTTCCCATTCCGGGTTGTACCGTCCGGTCATGTTTTCCATGCGGGCCACCTTGTCGTGGCAGCGGACGAGTAGCCCGGTGAGTCCGAACCGTAGGATGTTTTCGTACCCGTAGGCTTTCTGTTTTTCCGCGAGGAACCCGATGAGTTGTTTCGCTCGGGGGCGTCCCTTGCCGGTCGTCCACGATTTCGCTCCGTGTTCTATCGCTGTGTGTAGGTTGCGTTCCGCTAGTCCAGCCCACGCCAACCATGATCCGTCACGGTTGCGAACCATGTGGTCTAGGTAGGCGCGCAGGTTTTCTAGTGCTGGCCGGGGCGACGGTGAGGGCGGCGTGTAGTAGCCGTCGATAACGACGGCGGCGCGCAACGCCGCGCTTTGCCAAGTGTGCGGGCCGGGGTGCCCCATGATTTCTTTCATGGAGCGCCGATCTAGGTTGTGGCGGTAGCGCGGGTCGCCAACCATTGTTTCACCTCCGGGTGGTTTCTAAGTTCGTCGCAGAGGCGACTGCGGATGGCGTCGCGTCTGCGAGCCAACGTCGTTTTGGGTATCCCGAGAACGCGTCCGGTGAAGCGGAGGGAAAGTCCGGCGACGTGGAGGACGTTGAAGATCCACTGGTCTTCGTCGGAAAGGCCGTCGATGGCGTCGGCTACTGCTTCGCGTAGCGCGTTCGTTTCCGCTAATGACGGGTGGTGGACATCGCCGGGGGCGAGCACCAGCAGCGATTCGATTTCGGTCATGGCGCGGCTCGGCGCAGTCCGAGAGTTACCGCGCTTGTTTTGCCACCAGACCGTCGTGGGGTCTTCTGACCATTCGCGTTGCTTCGCCACATTCCACCCAACCAAACATTAGGGTTTACTTTTCTGTCGTTGTTTGGTTGCTGGTGGTTGCCGCGTTATCCGAGGTGCGCCCCTTCTGGGAACACCGCGTCTGTGTATCCAAGGTCGGATATTGTAACATTGTAACAGTCGATGGTGGGGGACCAACCGTTGTCGCCGTCTGGTACACCTGCCTGTAGGAACCGGGCGCTGTCAAGGAAGTCTTGTTTCAGCATGGCCCCCAAGTACCAGCCGACCGATTTGTTTTCGTGGACTCTCACAAACGCATAGTAGTCGCAGTCTTGGTTTGTTCCTATGGCGGCGACAGAGCAGTCATAGTATGGTTTTGGTTCGGAGGTTACGCATTTCGTTTTCACGTCGGCGGTGCTGCCGTCTTTGAGGACGGCATCCCACTGGTAGGTGTTTTCGTGGGTTGCGCCGGTCAGGTGAACGAAGATGAGTTCTCCGAGGAACCCGTACACGTTGCCTTCGCCTTTGCGGATAGAGTTGTTGAGTTCCCCCATGTCGTCTGCCAGCCATTCGGCTGACAGCCACCAACTGTCGGGGATGGGGACTTCTATCATTCGGGGGAATCCATTTTGGCTGCCACTATGCGAACGACTTGTCTGTCGTCTTCCCACGCTACACCATTCAAGGCATCTAATGTTAGTTTGACATAGTTGTCAAGATCACCCCGTAA